CTACAACACCAAATTCATGTCTCGTTTGATACAACTGGTAATAAGTTCCGTCAATCTAAAGCTGGTGTTTTGCATGATGCACACCCAGACTTAATGAAAAAAGCTGGTTATACATACAGTCAACCAGGGCTTGAGTCAAAGACTGTGTGATGCCAATTTATTCGTATGAGTGCCAAGAGCACGGTGAATTTGAAAAACTAATCACTTTGAGTGAATCTGACAAAGATCAAGAGTGCCCTATGTGCAAAGAGCATTGCCATAGGGTTTTCTCTGCCTCTGGTGGTGGTTTTCAATTGAAAGGTGACTGGTTCAAGACTTCAGGTAAGTATTGATTTTTTGCCAGTTTAGTGGTATACTATTGTTTTATTATAAGGAGTGATAATGTCATTTAAAGTCCAAGTTCCAATCGAAGAACTGAGAAAGCGTAAGCTGTTTGTAGCAACCCCAATGTATGGTGGTCAATGTGCTGGTATGTATACCCGTTCTGTTGCTGACCTATCTGCAATGTGTGCTGCCCACGGCATCCAGATCCAGTTCTATTTCCTATTCAACGAATCGTTGATTACCCGTGCCCGTAACTATTGCGTAGATGAATTCTTGCGTAGTGAAGCAACCCACCTGATGTTCATTGACAGCGACATTGGATTCAATCCAAATGACGTTCTGGCTCTAATGGCTATTCAAGACGATGAAAGCCCATATGACGTTCTGGCTGGTCCGTATCCTAAGAAGTGTATTTCCTGGGAAAAGATTAAGCAAGCCGTTGACAAAGGTTTTGCAGACGAGAACCCACAAGAGCTTGAGAAGTTTGTCGGTGACTATGTGTTCAACCCACGCAACGGTCAGAATGAAATCCCGATCAACTCACCAGCAGAAGTTTCCGAAGCTGGTACTGGTTTCATGATGATTCGCCGTGCCACTTTCGAGAAGTACAAAGCGGCGTTCCCGCATTTGTCCTATAAGCCAGATCACGTCCGTACCGCAGCATTTGACGGTAGCCGTGAGATCCATGCTTACTTTGACTGCATCATCGACCCTGATTCCAAACGCTACTTGTCAGAAGACTACATGTTCTGTTATAATGTGCAGAAGATGGGTGGGCAAGTTTGGTTGTGCCCTTGGATGCAACTGCAACACGTTGGTTCCTACATCTTTGGTGGCTCTCTTGCTGACCTGGCTCGTATCGGTGCTTCGGCTACTGCTGATACAAATCAAATCAAACACAAGAAGCCTAAGAAGTAATTTTTAATCATTGGAGTTTATATTATGAAGTTTGACCTACGTACTCTTCAGATCCTGAAGAATTTTGCAACAATCAATCCGTCAATCTTGTTCCGTGAAGGTAATCGTTTGAGCACAATCTCGCTGTCACGCAATGTGATGGCGAGAGCCAAACTTTCAGCTGCTGTTGATAAAGAGTTTGCGGTTTATGACCTAAACCGCTTTATCGGTATTCTGTCGTTATTCGAAACCCCTGCAATCACCGTCAATGATAAACAACTTGTCATTGCCAGTGATGATGGTACTCGCCACGTCAACTTTACTTCTGCTGATAAATCAATGATCTACGCAGCACCTGAGAAGGAAATTGATACTAGCAACTGCAATGTTGAATTCACGCTCAACCAGGATGTTTTCGCATCGATTAATAAGGGCTTGAGCATTCTACAACTGCCTGAAATCGCTTTCACGGGTGATGGTAACAACATTTACATAAAAGCCATTGATGTTAAAAATCCTACTGGCGATACCTATTCTTATGTTGTTGGTAAAACCGACAAGTGTTTCCAGTTTATTTTCAAAGCTGAAAACATGAAGTTGCTTTCTGATAATTATAATGTTAAGCTTTCTGAACAGGGGTTTGCATACTTGTATTCTGATGATGTGGAATACTGGATCTCTGGTGATATCACAAGCAAATTTGAATAAGGTTATTTTATATGATGATGGAAGACTATCTTTGGGCGCAGAAGTATCGCCCTAAAACTATTGACGAATGTATCCTATCCGATGATCTGAAGCAAACTTTCAAACAGTTTATCAAGGATAAGAATGTTCCCAATCTCATTCTGACTGGACGTGCTGGTATCGGTAAAACAACCGTTGCCCGTGCTTTGCTTGAAGAGATCGGTAGCGATTACATTGTAATCAATGGTTCTCTCGATGGTAGCATCGATGTGCTACGAACAAAAATCCAACAGTTTGCATCTACGGTTTCTTTCGTTGGTGGTCGCAAGTATGTGATCATCGATGAAGGCGATTATCTTACCCATGCAACACAGCCAGCACTTCGTAATTTCATTGAAGAGTACAGTAAGAACTGCGGTTTCATTCTGACCTGTAACTTCCTGAATAAGATTATGGAGCCACTCCAGAGTCGATTCAGCGTTATTAATTTCTCGTTTCAAAAGGAAGATGCACCTAAGCTTGCTGCTTTGTTCTACAAGCGTGTACAAAATATCCTGGGCGAGAATGCTATCAAATACGATCAGGCAGCTGTTGCTGGAGTCATTAAGAAATACTATCCTGACTGGCGTAAGTGTCTTAATGAACTGCAACGATATTCCGCTACTGGTTCAATTGACAGCGGTATCCTTTCTAACTTCAGCGAGGTATCTTTGAATCAGCTAATCATGCTGATGAAAGAGCGTAACTTCACCGAGGTTCGCCAGTGGGTATCAGAGAACACCGACCAGGACACCAGTAGGCTGTTCAGGGCGTTGTATGATAACGCAGTTAAGTACATCAAACCTTCTTCTATCCCACAGCTTGTTCTTATCCTTGCTGAGTACCAATACAAGAATGCGTTTGTCACAGATCATGAAATCAATCTTGCTGCTTGTATGGCAGAGATTATGGTTCAAGTTGAATTTAAGGATTAATTATGGCTCGTAAGAAGAAAGTGAAAGTGGAAGATACTGGCGCAATGGACGCTATGAACCTGAAAGAGTGCAGCATCTGCTCGTCAGAACTGGATGAAGATGATGGTGATATCCGAGGATACTTCGGTATCATTCCTGTTGCCTTTTGTTGCTGGTGCATGAGCAGTCTGCAAGATATGGTCCAACAGATGAATCCCCATGAATGTGAGAAATGTGGTCACATGAATGGTGAGGAAGATGAGTAATCCTTTTGATTATCTGAATGCTATCAATTATGATAAAACGGACTTAATGACTGGTACGGATAACGACCAGTTAGCCGAGTCCGATTATCAGCCATTTCTGATCAACCGTGGTCTGTCTCAGCATGTGGATACCATCATGTATGCAAACGTGATGAACCAGTATCCCAACCTGGATAAGAAGCTTCAATTCGACTATCTTATAAATATCGTTAGGAAGAAGAAACGCTATGCTAAGTGGGCTAAGGCAAGTGAGGATCTCGACCTGGAAGCGGTGAAGCAGTATTATGGGTTGAATACGCAAAAGGCTAGTGATGCACTGAGAGTATTGACTGAAAAGCAGCTTCACCTGATAAAAGAAAAATTAAAAACAGGTGAACCATGAGTTTATTACAATCATTAATTGAGGTAGAACTAGGACATGAAGATGATTTTCTGAAGGTCCGTGAAACATTAACAAGAATCGGTGTAGCGTCTAGGAAGGACAATAAGCTTTATCAATCCTGTCATATCCTGCACAAACAAGGTCGCTACTACATAGTGCATTTTAAAGAGTTGTTTGCCCTAGATGGTAAAGGTACAGACTTCTCTGAAGACGATCTATCCCGCAGAAATACCATCGCGCTTCTTCTTGAAGAGTGGGGTTTGGTTAAGATCGTAAACAAAGCAAAAGCAGAAACCCCGAAGTCTCCTTTGAATCAGATAAAGATTCTGACTCACAAAGAGAAGCATGAATGGGAACTGGTCGCAAAATATAACATTGGTGTTAAGAAAGATACCCGATAAGGTGTCTTGAATTGTGAGTTGTTTTCCTGTATAATGCAGGGATTATTATGGAGTTGTAATGCTTTTTTATACTAATGTACACCTACACAGAGGCAAGCTTCTCGTCCGTGGATACGACAATGGTGCTCGTATCCGAGAAGAGCATGTGTGCAAACCATATCTGTTCGTGCCTTCTAAATCGGATGATAGTAAGTACAAAACCCTGGATGGAAAGCCTGTAGATCGAGTTGACTTCGATACGCCGTCTGAAGCCAGGGATTTTGTCAGTCGCTATGACGATGTTCATGGCTTCCAAATCTATGGTATGACGAACTACGCATACCCATTCATCAACGACTACTTCCCAAAGACCATCGAGTATGACGAGTCTAAGATCTCTGTTGTCAATATGGATATCGAGGTCGCAGCCGATGATGGGTTTCCTGATATTCAGAAAGCCGACAAAGAAGTCACGGCTATCTGTTTGTCGAAGAACAACAAGTTCTATGTGTTTGGTTGCAAGGATTACACGGTAACCGACTCTCGTGTAAATTATGTCAAGTGCTTAAACGAGCGCGATCTGCTTCGCAAATTCCTTATGGCATGGAACGCACCGTTCCTCACACCCGATGTTCTGACTGGTTGGAACGTTGAGTTCTTTGACGGGCCATATCTAGTAAATCGAATCAGAAAAGTCTTGAGTGGTGAAGAGGCTCGTACTCTGTCACCCTGG